CACATCCTTTGAAAAGATTAGGAGTCTAATTGAGATTTATTTCTCTTAGATGTCAAAATGACCGTATGGCCACAACGCCGAACCGGTAGCTACTGTTTGTAGCAAAACTTTTCACGAAAATACATTTATTGTATACTAGTATTAACACACCAGTTATACTGCTCTGTACTTTATATTAGTTACTTTATTTGTAGTTTTATTTTGAATTAGTTCAACAATTACGGATTGCTAATTTAGATCTTATCCCTTGTCTAGTTGACCACTCTGCATTTTCTATATGAATTTGTCGAAGTAACAAGAACCAAGGAGAAACGATTACGATTGATATTCTCGCGACTGTCTGCTCAGCATTGTCGTTTCATTGATGTTCACAAGTTTTTCGAAACTAAAACATTGCGCTATTGAAACGAACGCCGGAAAATTCTTTTTAGTTAAAAATAATTAGATCCGCGTATTTGTTAGAATGAACCAATTTAAAACATTCAGTTTTTGGGTTTTCTGAAATTTTCATAAAAATTCCCTGGTTGATCGCATATAGATCCATGTTTGTCCGTGTGTTAACGGACTACGCCTAGAATGAAAGTTTTTAAAGATCAAAACGAAAGGCAGCCCTCATTTAACGATGAGGTGACTAGGCAAGAGGCAAGCGCACGCCTCCCCCAACATTTGTGTCCTTCCAATGGTGAGGAAGAAGACGTCTCTGACGTGTTCGAGCATTTTGAAAATTTCAAAAATGCTGCTCAGACGAAATACCGTAGACCCGGATCGTCTTCGAGCAAGAAACGCTTCAACAAAAAAGAAGCGCGTATGCGCAGGCGAGCGCAAAAAACTGTCCCGCATGGAAATGATCCTCCGGGCTTTGAAAAATATCTTCTCAACCAAATAGCTGAGAGTGATCCTCTTGATCCTCCCACTGACAAAGGAGATTTTTTCAGTTTTCTTAGGGATTTAAAACTTCCAGATGATTTATTGACAGATGATGTTAATTTTTGGATGTCCCAAATGGAAAACATGGCACTATTAGCCTATCATATGTCTATTGCTGATTCTCTCACAGGTATCACAATGGCAATTTTCTCCTATATTAAAACTGTAACTAAGAAAAGTTGCATTATTGAACTAGGAAAAATCATTGATGAGCTAGTTAAAACTACCCCACTTACAGCTGATGATTATGAACCACATGCATGGTCTGGACGTGATACTTTGGATGCTTGGAGTCTCTTTAAATCTAATACTAATTTTAAGAGAGTTTCATATCTTATATCTGCCGCCATGTCTATGTCAGTTTGTACTATGAAGGAGATTGAATGGTCTCCTTTTGGGCTTCAGTTGATTTCAGTTAAAGCACTTGAAGAACAAGCGAAAGCTGTTGATGTTCTTGATGCTTTACTGAACACTTTTGTGTGGTGTGCCGAAACAGGGTGGCGTGTCTTCGAAACACGCTCCCTAAAACCCCTTCTCTATTCTGACCAATCTATTCAAGAGTATACAACTGCTGTTGATTGGATTGTTTCCCATAAAGATCAAGCTCTCATCGGTACTCTTCCCGATCTTGGAGCTTTTGAGAAGAAGGTTGATGATGCCCTGAAGAGAACAGGAGAACTAAAATCTGTTCAGAAAACTGGTCCAACCGCTTTCTGGTTACAGACAAAGTACTCCGAACTAGTCGACATTAAATTTAAGTTAGTTTGCAAGCACAAAAATGCAGCTATGAAGTTTAGTCCCTTAGGTGTTGCTGTTACAGGTACCACTGGTGTTGGGAAATCTACTTTAATGAAAATTTTAATGAAGTCTGGTTTGTTAGCCATGGGTTTTGAATATGACGCTTCCCGCATTATAACTCATGCAAAAGGAGATGACTTTGATTCTACTCTTACCTCTGACACACTTGGCATTTATTATGACGATTTCGGTCATGGTAAACCAAAATTTGAAAAGAATAGCCCTGTTGATGAAGCTATTCGCATTTTGAATAATGTAGCATGTCAAGCTGTTAAGGCAGAGTTAAATCAAAAAGGCGTTGTTTTTGTCAATGCCAAAGCTTATGTGGTATCCTCCAACCACACCGATTTGAATGTCGGCGAATATACAGACATTCCTTCAGCCGCCCTCCGCCGTTTTATTATGGTTCGGGCTGAAGTAAAACCTGAATTTTGTCGTCAAGGTACTACAATGCTCAACACTGATCATCCATCTTTGCGTAATGGAAACGTTATTCCAGATGTTTGGAATCTTACTATCGATGAGTGCACGCCTTTCACCACTAAGAAAGGTTCATCTTATCGTTGGAAGACCCACATTTCCAATGGTGTTCCTATTAAAAACGTTGGAATGGATGTTTTTCTGGACGCTTACATTTTACTTGCCAGAAAACATGGTGAATTGCAACGACATGTTTTACAAGCTACCTCGCTGTTTGAAAAAGCAGATTTCTGTAGCACTTGTTGTAAACCTAGTTGTTATTGTTCATGTCCCCCTGTTGATAATGAGGAACTCGACGCAAAAACAGTCCAACCACACATGTTGGAAAACATTAACGATCTTATAGTTGATGTTGGAAAGAAAGCAGCCACAAACTATGTTAAATCATGGTTTTCTCCTTTTACTATGTGGAATGGTCTCCTTGGATATTATCCTATTAGGAAACTTACCACCAGAGCTCTTGTTCGAGAGATGGAGACAGTGCTAGATGAATCTGTGACACCGTTTCTTATATCGGTTACACCAGATTTTGTTTTCAATTCCAATTCCTTTCAGCGGTTGGTTTCCTTTTGGCAACGATCAAAGGCTTCAAAGAACAGAAATTACTGGCTTTTGTATCAGATAAGTTCAATTTTATCTGTAGCAAATTTGTCTGCTATTCCTTTTCTTGCCTACAGGCGTCGTTGTCATTACAGAGCAACAGAACATATGTCTCCTTGGAACCCCCTTCTTTGGGCTTCAGCGGGACTTTGTTTTAGCTCTGCCAGTTTGTTTGTTTTGCATGCTTTTAGAGAAGCACGTTTTAAACGCATTCGAGCCAGTTATTTGGAGCGCAGAGATGCGCTTTCTGATCATTGGAAAGAATTGCGGGCAAACACAGTGCTACAAGGAGCTGTCGCTGGTGCTACCATTATCATTGGTGTTAAACTTTTGAAAATGTGGAATGCACAGAGAATCGAAGCTCAAGCGACTGAAAACAAACCTGGATGGTTTGGATACATGATGAATAAGCTAGGAATAGAGACCAAAATACAAACAGAAACTACAACACCTATTCAAGTTGTAGAAACTCTTAAAAAGAGTAATGTTTATTGGGCTCATTTTAAGCGTTCTGAGACATCCACACCCAGCTGTAACATATTTTTCCCTCGTAAGAATGTTGCAGTTTTTCCCCGCCATATGTTTTGTGATCTTGAGAAGAAAACCCTTGATCCTGCATATACGAGTCTAGAGATCACAGTTTTTAGAGGTAAGACAGCAGGTGACAAATTTACATTTAAAGTTGATATGTCAAACTGTGTCTTTCATCCTACACTGGACATTGCTTATGCTTTTGTTCCAAACTGCCCTGATCTCCGTGATAAGACTAAATTTTTGCCTTTAACACAGCCTCAGGGAATGTGTATTGCAGAATTTATTGGAAATAATCGTGACGGATTTTTCCAAGAGCGTGTTTCTGCCATTAGCGGGAAATATGGCCACATGCTCCAACCTGGTATGCCAGGCTTCACATACAAAACCAACAATGCTCAATTTGGTTCTTGTATGGCTCCTTTAATTTCACTCACCAAGGATCCATGTATAATTGGATTTCATATTGGTGGTTGTGGAAACGATGGAGTATGCTTGACATTATTGCTTTCTGATCATGAATATATGATTGCAGAATTAGAGAAAAAACCTGGTGTTTTGATTTCTGCACATGCAACAGAGCTTCCGAAAATTATTATGGGGCGTACAGTATTAGATTCTGATAAAGTACATCCTCATAGTATGGCAGCGAAGCTTACTTGTGATCATTATGTTGAAATTTTGGGTTCTACGAAACTCAGGACTCAACAAAAAAGTAATGTTCAACCGTCTATTTTGTCACCTATTATTGAGAAGGTGACTGGCATCCCAAACCAGTGGGGACAGCCAAAGCTATTACCAAATTGGAAAGGCTTTAATGCGACACTGGAACATATCGTAAATCCATCCGATATGTTTGCACCCAAGGAATTGGATCGTGCAAAAGAAGATTGGATTGCTCCTCTGCGGGAAAAAGTTATCAGCTACTCAAAAGTTGATATTTTCCGACCTTTAACAGAGAAGGAATCCATTCTTGGCGTTGATGGAAAACAATTTCTAGAACCCATGAAAATGTCTACTAGCATGGGTTTTCCCATTTTTGGAAAGAAATCAAAGCACTTTGATGAAATCCGTGATGGTGAATGCTTATTAGATCGTCGCCCTACTGAGCTTGTCTCGGTTGAGGTCACTCGTCTTCTTGAGTGTTGGAAATCTGGTAACAGGGCCTATCCTGTAACGTCTGCTACGTTAAAGGACGAACCCACTCCTTTGGAGTCAGAGAAAGTGCGTGTTTTTCAAGCTGGTAATGTTGCAATGACCATGCTTATACGCAAATATTTTCTCCCTCTCATTCGATTCTTTGGTTTAAATCCAACAGTCAGTGAAATGGCTGTAGGTATGAATGCCTTCGGAAAAGATTGGGATGTTTTGACAACCCATTGGGAAACGCACGGCGTGATGCGCGCTTTTGGTTGGGATTATTCGAAATATGATGTTAGAATGAATTCCCAAATAACCACAGCTGTTTATGCTAGTTTGATCGAGCTAGCAAAAATTGGTGGTTATCCTCCCGACGCACTGATTATCATGAAAAACATGGTAGCGGACATCGTGCACCCGCTCATCGATTACAACGGAACTCTTATGTTATCTTACAACATGAACACATCAGGAAATCCTATTACAGTGCAAGTTAACAATATTGCTAATTCTTTCTATGTGCGATTAGGTTTCTTTTCATTGTATCCTGATGTTTGTGATTTTCGTAGTGCTGTTGCAGTAATCTTTTATGGTGATGATTGTATTGGAACTGTTGTTGAAAAATGCAATAATTTCAATTTTGTCACTTATAGAGATTTCTTGGCAAGGCATAAAATTAAAATCACCCCTCCTGATAAAGGAGATTCCGTGAAGCCCTTTTTATCTCTAGAAAATTGCGAGTTTATTAAAAGAACTTCTCAATTTATTCCTGAGATCAACACTAGAATTGGAAAGCTGGTCGAAGATTCTATTTTTAAATCTTTGCATTCCAATTTGGCTTCAAAAGCTGCAACTAAAGAGCAAGTTGCCATTTCATGTCTAGAGACCGCTGCACATGAATGGTTTGCCCATGGACGAGAAGTATATGAG